CATCGAATCAACAGCACTCACAGCATCAGCGGTATCTGCCTCTATCTTCACCGTCACCGTCTCATCATCAGTCAGAACTTTCGGCATTTCCACGTCACCAGGCTCCACATTCACCTTGATGGTCTCATCACCAAGTGCTTGCAACTTCTGCTGCAATGTCTTCAACTCATCACCGCTCACCTCTACCGTATAGACCACCTTCGTGTTCGCACCGTTCAACTTTGACAAATCTGTGGTCGCTTCCGTCACAGCCTTCCGAGCTGTTTGGATGTCTTTTAGGTTTCCGCTTGCCTCCGCAGCAGCCAATTTTTCCTGTGCGTCAGCCAACCGCTTTTCCGCTGCTGCCAACGCCTTCGCTGCCTCCTTTGCCTTTGCCTGCTCGTCAGCCGTCGATGCCACCTCACCGGCCATCTTCTTGTAAGCCTCCGCGGCAGCATCGTATGCGTCTTTGTATTTTGGATCCGCATAGGTTGCGTATGCCTTTCCGTAGGCAGAGAACAGTTGCTCTTGTGCCTGGAGTTCTTTCTTCTTGTATGCAAGCGTGTCATCAAGACCTGCCTCCATGCGCAGACTTGCCTCTGTCATCGTCTGTGCATAAGTCTCTTCTGCACGTTTCACGATGTCAGCGGCTTGTGTCTGTGGTGTCTGTGCTTTGCTGCTTCTGGGTGTCGATGTCGCACCTCCGCGCAACGTTTTCAACTCTGCCTGAGCAGCCTTGATCTGTTTGTTATATTGGTCACGAAGTTCCTGGTTCCCCTTGTTAGCCGCATCGTCACGGAGTTTCTTGAGAGTCTTGATTTCGTTCTCCAGTTCCTTGATGCTCTTCGTCTCTTTGTTGGTATCGTCTTCGAGTTCCTTCAGCGCATTTTGCACCACGTTCGCCTGCTGCCCGAACACAACCATGCCTTCGGTGGCATTTTCAACACCAATCGCTACGCCTCCCCATCCTTTCTCCTGCTCCTGTAAGTCTTTCACAAGATTGAAGCGGTCAGCCGACAGCGGGTTCACCACCTCTCCATAGTTCTGTCGAGGTCTCTGGCCCCCCCCCTGTTGCTTCGCAGGGTCAGGAGCAACAAGGTCAAGCCCTTGCTTGAGCAACATCACGCCCGGCATGCCAGGGATGCTGAATTGCAAAGTCTTGCTACTCATCAACTCAATCAACTGGAACAGAGGATGCTTCTCCAGCTCAGCCTTCAGGTCCATGAACTTCGTCACCAACGAATCCACCTGCCTTACGGTCTCCGCCAATCCGTTCACCAACGGAGTCAGCAGACTGTTCGAGTCATTGATATGTAGGTTCAGACCCTCCCAGGCACTCTCCAACTGCTTCAACGCACCGTTCAGGTTGTTTACGTTCGTCTCTGCCTGCTGCTCAGCGATATTTGTACCCGTAATCGCTTCGGTCATATCACGGGTCTGCTGTGCATTCTCGGCCAGTGTCATGGCTTGTGCTGCGAATCGTTGGTTGACGAGTGCTGCATAGCCGCTGATGTCCAGTTGCTTTGTGCCGAGGTTGGCAAATGCCTCCGTCAGTCCTACCACACTCGGCTTCAAGTCGCTGTCTGCCTGCTTCTCTAACGCAAGGATAATGCTCCTGAGTGCCGTTCCTGCGGTACTTGCATCATAGCCCGCCTTTGCCAGCGTTTCTAAGTTGGCCACCAAGTCTTCATAACTGGCACCGACAGCCTTCGCATACGTTCCGCTCTTTACAACGGCTTCACCCAACCATGCGATGTCTCCGGCACCCTTCTGTGATGCCGCCGCCAAAACGTTCACATAGCGAGCAGCGTTGGCAGAGTCACCGCCCATCTGGTTGATGGATGTCGAAAGTGTCTGCGATGCCGTTGCAAGGTCAATGCCTGCGGCTTCACTCAGCGTAATAGCATATTTTGTCACCTCCTTCAATGCCTCAGCACTGCTGAGCAACTGCGGTTGCTGCGAGCCTATCAGCCTAAAAGCATCTGCCACCTGCGATGCCGTCAGCGTCGTGGTGCTTCCCAGTTCAATCGCATATTCCTTCAGCGTGTCAAGGTCCTTCCCCACCATACCCGTCAGGGCACTCAATCCGCTCATCGACTTTTCAAAGTTCATGGCCGTGCGGATGTTATCACCCACCGTCTTGTAGGCAATACCAATCGACGCAATCGCAGCACCGGCACCCGTTGCCATCCCCGCGCTCAACCCGAACTGCCCCGCAATTCCGCCCATCAACTGATCCATCCCACCGCCTTTCATTTGCGGTGCCTTTATTTCGCCAATCGAGCGGTTAAATTCATCAACCTGCTGCTTGGCTGCCTGGAACTTCTGCTTTAGTGCATCAACGGTTCTCAAATAATCTTGGCCAATACTCTTCTTCTGAGCGTCCGACATCTGATTGTATTGCGCTGTCAGTTGCTCCATCACTCGCTTGTAGTCATTCATTTGCCCCTTCGACGTGTTGGCTGTAGAGTCCATCTTAGCCATCATCTGAACGAACTTTTGAATTTCGCCATTATCTTTGTCGAGAGCTTTTTGGAAGCCTCCCTGCGACTGAGTAAAGTTATTAAGTGCCTGTTGTGCTTTCTTCAAACCGGCATCCCATTGACTCGTACCGACCGCAAGCTCAAGTTTCGATAGTCCCATATCTTATTATTCGTTAAATATCTTTTCAGTAAATTTTTCGACATACCCAACAAGTGTCTGCCCAAGTTGTTGGGCTGCCATTTCCATGTCGCTGCCGACACTGTGCATAAACGAGCGAGGAGATATACTTCCCCTTGCTCCGTATGTAGCCATCGAACCGCGACCTGTAGGCCCTGACGGTTTGGCTGTTCTCACATCCGTTCCGAACTCCAAGAAGCGAAGAATGAAATGCCTATCGGGTCCATAGTATTCGTTAATCTTTTTAGTGCGTGGGCTAACAGTACGTTTTCTCCTGATGCCACTTGCTCCACCCGTAGGTTCAGGAACAACACGCGTTCTACTCGACAGCCTTCCATGTGGTGTTGTAATACCAACATACCCTCTGTTACCAGTCTTTGCCTGATGCCATGTCACACCGCTTGCTGCCGATCCGGCATGTGCCTGCGTTTCCGCTTTCTGTTTTGCTTTTGATCTGACAATAGCAAGCGTCTTCCCAAGTTCAATGCGAACAACGTCAGCAAACCACATATCAAAATCAGACCTCGACCAAGAGCCTTGTTTCACCGCTCCAACCCGCGTCTGCACATTGTCCTTCATCACAAGCCGATTGAGCACTTTGTCAACATGCTTTTCAAGATTGTTCAATCCCGAAAAGTCAGCCATCAACCCTTCAATACGGCGGTTGGTAGCATTAAGCCCCGTAAAACTGCTCAGATATGCCATATCTCTCTTTTTCTTTGTCACCGTGCCACGCACTTCAGTACGTGGCTTTACTTATCCCCAATTTTCCCCCTTTAGGTTTACCACTCCTTAAACTCCTTAAGGCCCTTAATGCCCTTAAGGCCTTTTTAAATTCTTTAATTTTTACATTTTCTAATTTTTAAATTTTTACATTGCCGCACCGCGGCTAAAAAAAACAGCCACCTTCCCAGGCAGCCGTCCCCAAAAACCTATTAACAATTAAACAAAATTATTAACCTTAATAAAACAATACAATGAAAAATCAATTATGAATCAATTTCTACATACTTCACAATATGCTTGTCATCACGCCACTCATGACTGATGCTGATAGGGGAAAACGTCTTTCCGCCTGTCGTAACCAAACACAGAGGGTTCATACTGCGCGCACCGCCAGTGCCGTCAGTTTCCAGCACCAACATGTCGCGTGTACGGGAACCCCATGCAGCCATCCTGTTCACAAGGTGCTGCTCTGGCCTCACGTTATTACCGCCAATCACCACCGTCTGGCAGTACGTGCCGTCAGCATTGATCACGATGCCCCTGCCAAACGAGTTGTTATTGTCCGTGGCAAAGATAAGGTCCACACTCTTCTCGTCCGTGAAGGCTGTATTCCCAGTGACGACATATTTGTTCTCGTCGTTCTCGCTCGCATTGCCGATATTTTCGGCGGTCTTACGGAAGAACTCCAGCTTCAAATCCATCAGATACACCGGGCGTTGGTTCTCAAAACTACCGGCCGGAGGGTTGGGGTCATGGAACTCGTGAATACAGAACTCTATCTCGCCGCCTATCGAACCATCAACTGGTACGGCATACCCGTCATACTGGGGATAAGGATCATACCACATACGAGTGCTCAATATCTTGCCCTGACCTTCTATCTCATCTGTAGTCCCCTGGCCGTCGGCTCCGGTATCTACGGGGAATGTCGAAAAGGTTGTACGCCACACCGTGTGTCGCTCCTGATTGCCATCATAAGTGATATAGGCATACTTGTCACCGATCTTCAGACTGCAATACAGCGTACCATGACCGTTATACGTATCATTGCCTGAGGATGTTTCACGCCCGTAATTATATACATTGCCCGAGATTACCAAGATGCCGTCCTGCAACCAATACGAGTTCTTCGTCTTCATACGCATCAAATAATGAGTGCTGTCAGGGTTTTGGGCAGCACTGTGCTCAAGAGCGGCACCCTGCAACATCGACACGCTATGGGGGGCAGGCTCACTGCCATCGTAATACTGACTCCATATAAACGGAAAACCATTGTAGGCTACATTGCTGCCGTAAATCGTCGTAGTGCCATACTTGAAACTGACAACAACCTCCTCGCAGTTATAGTCCTGTGGATAACCTACAGGACCATCCTTCATGTAGTATTGCTGCCAATATGTACCCCTGCGAGTCACAGCAGCACACCACTCAGGAACCAATATCTTATAGATTTCCGATGCCGGATACTCTATCACAGAAGAAACCTTGTCGATAGATGCGGTCACCTTACTCTTCCGCCAACCTCTCGCGATAATCAGTTCCTGCTCCGTCGATAGATATGAACCAGGGTAGGAACTATAACTCGTAGGGCTGACAGTCACCGCACTATATGACGTACCGATACCAAGATTCTGCAACCCGACATAACCGAACTCACGCCATGACCCATTACCCGTCCTCGAGAAATACACTGTCATGCCACTCACACGGGCAGTCCATCCCCAGAACTTACACACCTCCTCTACCACATCAGCACAACTGTACTTCGACGACAGATGGCCGTCTTCATCCTTATCGGCAAACAGCGACCACGACACCATCTTCTTCAACCATTCATCCACGTCATTACCGCCCTGAAACCGAAGCGTAAGTGGCGAGAAATAACCGCTGATGCCCGAAAACGCATAACTCAATACAAGACCGAAGTTCGCATACTGATAATTCGCATTCGTCGGCTCCATGTCATACGATGCCAACGCTGTCAACATACAGCATACGGGAAACTCACGCTCCTGAATAGAATCAACATAATGCCCCGTGAACGTCTGCGGCTGAATGAACCCAGCCCAGTGAACAGTCGTGATACTGCCACTCGTACTCGTCAACCTCACTGGACGGCTCGTAGCAGTCGCAGGTATCAAGTCACGCCAGTTGAACGCATTCCCGGCAGCATCCTTCCCGTCATCCACAATCCGTATATACCCCGATTGCGTCCGAATGGGAGTGAACACATCCTCCGTGTCATCCTCCTGCGTCACACAAGGCTGAGCACCGCCCTTCAGGTCAATAATACTCCCAGAATAGTTAGCGTCATAGATGTTCACAGAATACACCGTCCCATCCATCGCCTTAAATTGTACCCTATACTTTATTCCCATATTTCGTCACCGTGCTCGCGGCTGAAGCCGTGAGTTCTTTCTTACATTTTTTAATTTTTATTTTTTTTACATTACGCCATGCGGCCTACGCCAGTTCCCCGCTCCCGTTAAACGTACAGCTATACTGCCCCAGGTTCCCCTGAGTACCCGTCACCTTCGCACTCTTACACAGCGCGTAACCTGTCACCTGATCAGCAGGCGAAGCACCCGTCACGTTGATCTTCAACTGATACTCACTACCAACCTGCAACAGCGTGCTACTCAGTTCCATCACCAACCCGCTCACCGTCACCTTCCACGACTTACGACCGGCTCTGTAATTGCGCCACAAACCAGAAGTCGCACTGCTCACCTCGATGTCGTTATTCGTCACTTCAATGTCGCAACTCTTCGCAGCAGCAAAGGCAGTATAGGTATTCCCCACCTTCCTGCTCACCACTATCGCACCTCCATGTATTATTCCCATATCCTACTATCTCCCTTTTATCTCCTTATTATCTCCCTACTATCTCCCCTTTATCTCCCTACTATCTCCCTTTTATCTCCCCTTTATCTCCCTACTATCTCCCTACCATCTCCCCTTTATCTCCCTACTATCTCCCCTTTATCTCCCTATTATCTCCCCACTATCTCCCTACCATCTCCCTATTATCTCCCCACTATCTTCTTCTTCACACTCCGCTCACATACTCCGTCCTCCCAAACTTATTCCGTACCGCCCGCAGCACCTGCCTTCTGTTCTTCGGACCGAAGCTCACGTGCACCCAGTCATAATTATATTCGTTGATGAGTTGGTCGAACGGCAACTTCAGTGACAGGATCAAGTCAAACAACTTCTTGTTATCCTCCCTTTTGTCGCTCAAGGTTCGGATGTCAGCCGCCTGCCCCTTCGTGTGTTGGCTGCTTGTTGCACCGCCCACAGCCCTGTTCAGCAGGTAACACCTATAACCACTTGTCACCACGATCGGCTTCCCGTAAGCCTCACGCAGCGGGTCCAAGATATTATTCACCAGCGCGAACAGGTTCTTCGTCTCCGTCAATCCCGGCGTATTCCTTATCCCCTTCCGCTTCGCCGTAGGACTCGCCGTAAGCTCTTCAATCGTAAAGTACTTCATATCTCTTCATTTTTCCATTTTCTAATTCCCAGATAGGGGGTCGTCCTTAATGTCCTTAAGGCCCTTAGAGACCTTAATGACCTTAAGATTTTTTTTCATTTTTGCATTTCTCCGTTCGTGAACAAGTTCCTCATCCAACTCCACATCGAAATGCCTTTCGCTCTTGTCAACCATAATCCTCTGTAGCATTCGGTATATTCTGCTGTCCTCATCCTCCCTGCACGAACTCTCATTCTCAAGAATAGACCAAGCCTGTTCAAAACAGATGATGCCCGTCACGATATATTCCAGATGCAAGTCCCAAGGCACACACACATACTTCTCGATCAAGAACGCCAAGAGTATCAACACAAACCGCTTCGGCATCGTGCTCGTGATCACCTTGCCAAAGGCAAAACTCGTAAACTTCGCCTCCCTCCTTTTCATCTTGTCCGGGTACTTCGCCTTCACCCGCTTGTCCAGCTGAAACGCTGTCCATGCGTCATACAAGATACACGACATAACCACAATGATCAGAGGGAACACAGGCTCGAACTCTGACCACAGCCATCCTAACACACCGCCCAAGAGCGCAAAAACATACTTACAAAACTGCTCCATCACTATATTTTATATTCTACATTCTCCATTATCCATTGTACATTATTCATTGTACATTATCCATTATCCATTATACATTATACATTGTACATTATTCATTGTACATTATCCATTCATTTCCTCCCTCAGGTTTACCCACAAAAAAAAGAGCCTACCGCCGTAGGCTCGCACGTTGCATAAACATAATAACATGAAAATAAATCCTCTTAAAAACAATAAAAAATGAGTCAAAAACCAAGCATCTCACGACGCATATATCTCCCCGCCTTCCGGCGCGTGACAAAAGGACCATACTCCCATCTCCTATCACCTTATTATCTCCATATTATCTCCATATTATCTCCTCCACTCCCCATAGAGGGGGAGCCGGAGGGGGTCTTTTCTTTTATCTCCTTAGTATCTCCATACTATCTCCCTATTATCTCCTCCACTATACAAAATCCTCCATGCTTATTTCGTTATCCTTCACTTGTTTCGGTGGGTTGAGCCAATGCCACAGCCTCGGAAACGGAAGCAGCACCTTCCATCCCACAATCTTCGTGTAGTTCTGCTCGTATGCCGGTTGTCCAGACGGTTGAACCACCCGCCATTGTGGCAGCTTCACACTCACATGCCCAAGCCGGATGCCCCATATATTCGCATGCGTATTCACGTAACTCACAAAAGTATCACATGCCTCGCCTTCCAACCTGCCTTCATACGTCACCATCACCCACACATCATTACATTTTCGCAGCACCTCAAAGACCTTATGCAGCGTCATGTCATACACCGCCAGTCCGTGGCGGCATTGCATAACACCATCTTGGTTATACTTCACCCTGATGTCGAACAGTCGCACACCTGCTGCATATTGCTCCATGATAGTCTTGTCCTGACATCGAGCAATGCACCCAAACCATTTCGCCCAGAAGTTCTTCGGACGTTCACCTGTTACCGAATTATGACTTCCCTTCATCTCCTTATTATCTCCTTATTATCTCCTTATTACCTCCTTATTATCTCCCATCGACCTTAAGGCCCTTAAGGCCCTTAAGGCCATTAATGTCCTTACCACGTCGGGTGGTGGGTCTATTCTTTCTCAAAGTGATACCCCGTCGGCGCGATGATCACACACGGAGCACCTGGCGACCGCTGACAGAACGAGTACAGCGAACACTTCTCCTTCTCGCAGTAATCCTCGAACGGTCTTGCGTTCTTCACCAACGCATGACGGACGCCATCAACTTCCAATACTATCCTTTTCATATCCCTTTTCTAATTCTTTAATTTTTACATTTTCTAATTTTAAATTTCCAAGCTATCCTCCAAACGAAGAACGCAGCTGCCACGAACAACGCAATCAGCACCACGTTCCCAATCCAAAGCCTTGTCTTCTGCCACCATGTCAGCTCCTTCTCGCGATATTCTGTAATCGTTTCCTTTCTGGTCAAGGTGTCGCACTTAGCGACATACACCGTATCAGCCAGCAGCCGCTCACGCCATCGCGTGTGCCACCGCTCAATCCATACTGTGTCACCCCGATCCCTCACGTAGATACTGTCATATGCGTAGATACTGTCCCGCTCCACCTTCGTCTGAATCAGCGTGTCCGTACTGTGACTGTACACCGTCACAACCCGCTCCACCGACTTGCACCCCATCAACCACGATGCTATAATCAGAATAGCGATAGCCGTCAGTATCGCCTTCACAATCCTCTCATAATAATCGTCTTCCATATTTATTTATCTCTTTCTTTCCCGTTTTAGGTTTACTGTATTTATACATTTTCCACTCTGTGGAATCAGTGGTGAAAAAACACATCCTTACTCCTGTCCCTCTCTTTATACACACTTTTGATGCATGAGGTTTCCACGTAATCATTGCTCACGCAAAACACATCCATTCCCTTTCCCAATCGCGCTTGCATTTTCTCGAACACCTCACGCTGCCAGCCCAAACTCATATCATATCTGATGAATGTCCGCCCTAAGAACATACGGTCATTCAGCAGTTCACAGAGACACACCCATTCGCTTGTACATAGGCATATATTATCCCAATAATGATAATAATTATTCCACAATAAAAATCATTTGATTTCATTTTATTGCTCTTTTAAGTTCGTCAATAATTATCTCAACATATTCAAGACTCTTGTATATAACCCACCAGTTCCTGTTTGCCTCTGCATCTTCTAAGGCTTTAAGACCTTGAGGGGCATTAACATAAATCTTCTTTAACAAGTCTACTGCAACTTTCCTCTTTTCATTGCGAGTTTCCTCAGTTGTCATAATTCACACGTTTATTTAGTTGACAATCGTCTGTATTTGCATTATACCATGCACATCCTGCCACCGATACGCTCGGATGGTGGCAGACAAAACTCACAAGCCAGACAATAGCACACCGTCGGCTCAATCCCTTTCTTTTTGCAACAGCTCATAGTTCTTGATGTTTTAATTTATTACTTAAACTGCCGGGCCTGGAGCTTGCGCTTGATGGCTTCGGCACGGAGGCGTTCCATGCCCTGCTGGAACTTCGCCACGGCCTTGTCGCGGTATT